GCAGGGCATGATATATCCATCAATTCCCTTATCCATTAAAAGTGCTTCCATGCATCTTGAAACTGCCCATGATTCCCTGGAAGAACTATCTCTTTTCATCCACCAGTTAACCATTGGGACCATCAATGCAAATGCACCTACGATTTCATCACCTTTTAAAACGGCATGGGTTGGTTCATACATATCATCATTATCGTTGTGACATGCTTCCATTACCCGTATATAAAGATCTTCTGTTTTAACAGGAACAATCCTGATGTGATCATCAATCATGCGATGTAAGATCCTGCTCCTGCTTTACCACGCTTAAATTTAGTAGGTTTCAAAGGCGTTCCTTCCATTCTTTCAAATCTTCTTTGTGCTTGTTTTGCACTGGCATAAGTAGACGATGCTTCATCAAAGTTGGTTTTTGCAGAACTAAACATCGTTTTTCTCTGACCAAAGATTTTCTCCCACATATCGGATTCTGATTTTTCCTTATCAAAAGACTGCTGTTCTTCAGCAAATGATTTTTGATAATCCTTAAATCCTTTTCTTGTTTGAAGATTCCCTACGTTTTTATCTTCTCCGTATTTCCCTCTTTGTTTTCCTGTCAATAGACCAATAACATCCTGGTCTTGTTTAAGTCTCGAATAACGATCTGTAATTCGACCTTCTACATGTTGTTGAATATCTGCTGATCTACCTTCATAGCTTTTAGCTAACGGGTTGCATCCACGGCCTTGAGTAACTTTTTGGATTCTTCCGTCACTTGTTGTTTCTAAATCATTAACATCACGGTTGTATCCTGCTTGCCTTAAAGTAAATCGCATTCGTTCATCTGCATCCTTAGATCCAGGTGTATATCCCCAAGCCTGTTTCCCACCTCCTTTAAAATGGAAATCAAGTTTGCCTTTTGCTCCTATCGTGCTTTGCCATTCGTCATAATCTTTATTGTTTTGTTTATATCGATCCTGATATTTACGACCCCAAGTTCTTAACTCTCCTGCATCTGCACTTGCAACTCGACCTACATCAATTCCTGTTCGTCCAGTAAATCTTTTTAAAATCTGGCCTGATTCTGTTTTTTGGAAATCACCTAAACCACGTTTTTGTGCTTCTCCCAAAACATTTTGTGCAACCCCTGTTTCACCAAGTTCCTGTTGCCAACGGCTGTAACCAGCTTCTTTCTGGCTTTTAGCTTCCGTAAACTGGGTTTGTCGCAATTTATATTTAGATCTTGCCCGTTTAGAACGTCTTTTGAGAATATCGTAATTAGCCATAATCAGTTGAAATAGACGTAATCGGTGTCAGAGGTTCCAACTGCGGTATCCATCCGAGGCTCAAACTTCAGGGTTGATGCATATCTGACAGACATTGCCGCATATCTGGTGGCACTCATGATGTCATCTCGTTCCTTGACGATTTTTCCGTCTTTTCTGTGGTACATTCGCATTTCAGAAAACCAGTCGGAAAGATGGTTGAAGACCTTAAATCTGCCAGACTGCATACGCATGAAGATGTCGAGAATACCTGGCTCCACTGCGTTACCCCCGTCTGGATTCGTAAAATGATTCCCAAGCATATTGCACCCAAGCCTTCGATACTGTTTCGCCAAAGGTTCTCCAGAACCCTTGTCATGTTGCATACCATCATGCGGCCATGAGATCGGAATCCATTCACCCCTCGCCTTAATCGCGTCTGCATGGACCACTGGAGTTGTTGCAGATACCCGATACGTGTCGAATACGTGGATCGTGTCCGTGTCCCGATCATGGGCAATCCAAACTGCCGCAAATGGATGATCCCATCCAAAATCGATCCCACAAATCTTCGACCAGTGTTCAGGAATGGCAAAAGCCTCTTCCTTAATTGATTCCTCATCGATTGGGAATACCATGCCACTACCAAGGACAGGGATTCCCTTGCTTCGCATATCTCTCTCATGAGGCGGTAATGCAGAGAGGATTTCTTCTTTTGCATCTTCTGATAAATGCGGTGCATCATCCCATGTTGCATGATAGAGGTTCTGAGACTTCTTCAGATCGTTCATGAATGCCGCAACCGTATTGGTCATTCCCGACTCTGGTGTAAACGTCATCCATACCAATCCTGCGGTTTTTAAGGTAGCACGTAGAGCCTGAGAATATATCGGTTGTGGCGGTTCTTCATCCAGCCAGACACAATCCACTGCTGAACCCATCCACTGCTCTTTCCCCTGCTCATAACTTTTGAAAAAAAGCTTAGAATTCTTCCCAGAAACGTGCTTGACCACCACTGCACTGATAGCGTTTGGTATTCCAGGGGAACGGTCTGTAGACACAATAACATTCTTGGGCAACGCTCCTTTTCCGTATTCTTCGGGATCTCCTGCCTCTCCCAGCATTTCAGCCTGGACAATATCTCTTGTGTTGCCTGACGTGTTCCCAGCCGCCCAAGCACGGATCGGCCTATAGAACTTATGGCCCGTCCACCACTTCGGATAACGTCCCGTAAGGTGGATTGCCAACTCGGCCGCACCTGAGAAAGTCTTCCCCACCTTGTTAGCCGCCATGAGGAGACGTTGTTTTGCACGTCCTCCAAATAAATCCTGTGCTTGGTGGAAAGTAGTTTGGTAGGGGTAGGGGTCATAAAAATCGATTCGGTTGACTTCCTTCCGTTCTTGCAGTTCCTCTGCAAGCCTAAGAGCCTCATCGACCTTTTGAAGTTGCATCAGTTGATGGCTTGAGAAACTTCTTCAGGCTTTTTAACCACTGGGATAATTTCTTCATCTTCTTCCTTTTTGTTTTTCCCGAGAAGCGTTTGAGCCGCCTCAACGCCCACCAACCCGATGATTCGGGATTCGATTTCCTCAACGGATCTTTGTTCGGTGCTGACATCAATCCTCTCCACTGGTTTGTATCCAGATCGGTCAAGAAGATCTTTAGCCGCCGCCAATCGGACCGTATCCGAATTAGAAACTTGCATCAGTTCTTCGACCACCCTTAAAGCCCTTGGACCCTTATCACCCATCCGTCCTTCCATCTCTTGGGTAATCTCAGATTCCATTGCTTTCTTAAGACGGTTCCCCTCCTTTCTGAAATCGGTGTCCGTGTGATATTTATATCCTGCGTTTTTTGCCGCTAAAGTCGCATCGCCGTGAGTGCAATACTCCTCCAGCCATTTCTCCCGTCTGGGACCAATACGCTTTTCGTGTTCCTGCTTCACTTCTTTTTCTTCTTATTTTTGTTCAGATATCCACGAAGATTCTTGGCTCCTGCACGTTTCACATCGTCTTTCGTAACTGCCGTGTAGGATTTCCCCTGCCACTTAAAATTTGTACCCTCTCCCTGCTTTCGTGCTTGGGAAAATGCTTGGGAAAACGTCTGTTTCTTCGTACTCATCTTCGGAGCCGCACTAAATTTCATTCCTCCAGGGTTTTTCTCCGTGTAAGTCGGCTCTGGTGACGTGTTTGTTGCTGTCTTAGAAGCCGCTAACGTCCCAACTCCTGCAACTGCCCCAATTGCCGCACCCTTCCTGACGTTACTCCGCACCTTTGACCTCGAAACCATCTTCGATGCGTTCTCTGAAGAGACTTTAGTCGGAACTCCAAGGTTGCTGACTACGTAATTCCCACCTTTTTTGTCTTTCTTCAGCACTCCACTGATTTTCTTGCCTGATGAGGATTTCCCAGATACCCGTGTTCCTGATCTGGTCATCCCTTTGCCATAGCTTTTCAAGGTTTTGCCATATCGAAACAGTGATGTTATTGCTCTTGCCCACATATCACGCCTTTTTCTTTGCTCGGTTCTTTGATTGATCCATTGATGCTAAATTCCCACTCGAATTGTTCTGGGTATTGCCATCCTTGTGATGAATATCCTTCCGATCCCCAACTTTCGCTTTCCCCTCACGCAACCACCTCCTCCGATTACGATTCCTTGCAACCCTCTTCCTGACCTGATCCCTCTTTGCCTGATACTTTCGATCATACTCTGAATAAACTCTTCCTGATGGTGCTGACACTACCCAACCTGTTTTTGCTTTTTCTGGTGCTTCTTCACTAACTTCCGCTTGAGAAGATCATAATGCCCCATTGGACTCGGTGCTTTCCTCCCTCCTCCCGTGTAAGACTTTGCTTTGTTGATTAAACCTAGACCGTGTGCTTTTCGGAGTTTCTTTGAATATGCCTTCCCACCATCTTCAGAAAATCTCACATCAAAAGGTTCAACTCTTAAACTCAAATCAATCTTCTTCAAAACATTAGCCGCCTTGCCGCTCATCTGGGCAGATCGGTTCACTAGGTCTGAATATCTTGGTTGGTCGCTCATGAAAATCATCATAACTCAAAAAAATCCATACCCTGCTCCTGTTCTTCATTAGGCTATCCTCCTTAACATCCATATCCCTCCCCAAGTAGAGAGATGGGAGGAGTCTTATGCGTACCGCTCCGACTTTGTTCCCCACCCCCTCCTTCGTCGGGTTTGGGAACCAAACTCTACGCTCTGCACCAGTGGACTTATCAGCATATCGAAAGCACAACTGCACCATTAGCTAATGATCATCATTAGTTATATATAGATATAGATCCTCATATCATATCGAGAAGATAGGTACATTGATGCTGTAATGAGTACACCAACTTAACCAAGGGTATAGTTATCTAATGAGGATAAGATATGGGAATGAAGAGTAATGATTAATGATAATTAATCACTGTACCAACAGCACTACGATCTAAATAAAGTCATACATTTCTGATTGAGATACTAATCAAGATAAACACTACTTTCTTTAGAGCTTGGATATGCGCTCTTATCTGATGCCAAAGCTACTCGATGTAAGCAATGCAACACGGCAACAATGTATGATTAACCAGAGGTAACAAATCAACGAGTGGTGATGAGATCTTTTATTCTCAATCGGATGGACCAGCTACATTACTTTTGAGTGTCAACACCGTGTACCAATTCAAATCAAATCCCCTGCTTTCCTTCCCTCATCTCCATGATTTTCGATTCACCCTGATCCCTTTGTTCATCGTCATCTCCACTGGACATCTTTACAGTCATCATCCTCCATCCTCGACAAAGCCCTGATCGGGTTTTTTCAGGTCATTGTTTCATCATTGGTTGTTGTTTCAACACAACCAGAAAAAATCGAGGAGGGAGGCGGTCTTGTATGGGCAGAATCGAAAATCACTTCGATTCACTCATCCAATCAGGAGATTAGATATGATTAAATTCGCACAACAGTTCAAAAGTAATGTATCAGGTTGGTTAGATAAGAAACCTGAGAATAAAAGACCTCATTTGTCGGCAGTTGTTGAATTACCAGCAAGTATGGTTAATCAGATTGTTGCACAAGGTAAATTGCCTGAAGGTCACATGATTCAGTTGAGAGTCGCACTTTGGAATCAGAAAAGAGACAACGAAAATCAACCAAACATGAGAGGTAAAGTTCAGTTCACTAAAGATCAAGAAAGTGAATTGAAGTCAGTTGCTTCTTAATCAAGAGAGTCGTGCAGAAATGTACGACTTTTTTTATATCTCCGCTTTAACAATAAACAAAGGATTTATTATGAGTAATCGATCACTAACTAGCTATGTCGGTAGTACCAGAGCATTACGCCCAGAAGAGGCCTCGTTCGATAAAGCACAGCATGTTGATATGGAAGAGTATGTAGACAGCATGTGGCCTGGAAAAGAACGCCCCGTAGTGGGTTACAGTCATCAGCAAGCAGATCTTAGAGCTAAGAAATGGAAAGTAGTTGATATACCAGCTTCCAATATAAGTTCTAAATGGAATCAGCAAATGGTAGTTGCAAAAAGCTTAGTAACTCAATCTGAATTGGATGTATTGATCAATGAGCAAGACAAAGCAAGAAAATCAAACATTATCTAGTTTATTAAGTAATCCAATAGTTATGGGTATCGGAGCAATTGCAATGATACCCGACATTCTTCCAGTTTTAATTGGAGGATTCATTGGTTTTATAATCTCTAAATCTAAAAAGGAACAAGATGGCAAAGAAAACAAGCAGAGTTGATATTCAGCAAGAATTAAACAGTGCTAATGAGACTATTAAAAACTCTGAATTCATCGGAGAAGCAGT